ACCGGTCGTCTAGCCGCACCTGTCGCTGCTGCTCCTGCTCCACTAGATAATAAACCTAATTTTACTAGCATTCTAGTCACAGCGCGCATCATATCATCTAAAAGAGTTTTTAGTGGTGAAAGCAGTTTAGTTAACTTTTCTTGTAAGAGGGTGGCCGCGGTACCTAGCACGCTACCTATTAACAGTAGCAGTTTAGATAAGAAACCGTCTTTACTCTTTTCTTTAAGTGTAACGTCTTTCTCTGAGCCACTAATACGCATCTTTTCTGATACTTTAGCAGCTTGTAGTTTTTCCGCCTCCGGTCCAGCAAAAACAACGTCTTTAAATATACCAAAAACTTGTTTAAATCTAGATGTTTCATTACTAGATAAAGATGAGTCAACCTTGAGAATCTCCTTAAGATCGTCTCCCTCGTTGTCTTTTATTACTGCATTAGTCCCTTTAACAACACCACGTTCACCACTTATACCCATGAGACCACTTATCATCTCACGAGCGTCTGAGCTAATTATACCAGTGTCGTTACTTTCCACATATTTATTTAATCACTAGCCAGGAAACTCGCGTCAATTTCTACAATAGTTCCATCTTCTAGCGTTAAATTCTTCTCTTCTTTTTTCTTAAACTCACCAATCCATAGCAGTACCTCGTTGTTAAGCTTAAGGGGTAATGATTCGACTAACTTCTTACTCTCATATATATTAAAATCATCAAATACAAATATATTGTCACCGAGCTTTACACTCTTAATAAACTTAACTACCTCATGAGTAACTGCCATATTCAGGGTCTCTTTTTCCTTTTTATTATCAGTTAGTTTAGATAGTTCCGATATTAACTTTTTATTCATAGCAGTATCTCTAGCTAATGTAGGTATAACTACCTCAACTGTAATACCGTTATACTCCAGTACATCTTCATACTTAAAGTCGAAGTTCGGCTCTGGTAACTTATTAAGATCGTGCCGCTCATCATCAACAATATAATTATTACTAAGTGACTCTTTTCTAAGACCAAGAAGAACATAAGACCTATCCGCTAAGGAGAACTCTACAGGCTCTTCGCAATTATCCTTCAGGATATCATTATATACGTTATTACTTTTGATTACCCCAGTAAACCCTTCAAATGCTGTTTTTAGTACACTCTTATGCTGCTGTACATTAAACAAACTAAAATTATAACTCTTACCCTGTGAAGGTACTGTTAATTTAGTCTTGTTCTTTTCGCTTAAACTATCTAAATCCTTAATGAAGTTGCTTAAAGCTTCGTTGCTCATGGCTTTATTTATACCAAGTATTGTAATACTCAACCCATTAGTCGTTCCTTTTTCTCTATCTCTTCATTTTCTTTTTGAACGCGTTCAGCATGTATCTTTAGTAATAACTTAACTTCATTAAACGTTAAATTGAAAAAATCACCAGACCCGTTGCTTATAAACTGGTTATAATTATAAAGAGTCTCATAAAAATATAAAAGATCTAGTTTGAATATAGAGCTCATAAAGTATATAACACCATTACCTATAACGTTAATGTTTATTTCAGATATATCAAAATCTTTATTTTCTTCTATTATTGTCAAGTCAAACAGAGAGTTTGATAAATCAGTTAGATACTCTTGTATGAGTACAAACATGGCTGTAGGTAACCTATCTAGTATTTGATTTTTTTCGTCATAACTAATAGATGTAAAGTCTATGATATTATCTTTATATCTAACCTGGCGTATTGTGTATTGATATAAATCATCAATACTTTGAAAATACGAACCTACAGGTATATCTACTAATACGGTTAAACCATCTACAGATAATTCCTTCTCGACGCTAGTATGGTTATCTAATAGTTTTTCAAGTATATCATCTATACTATAAGATATATCAACATCATCCTTACCTACGAATGCTAATTTACTACCAACGAATAGCTTCCTTACATACAACAGAACAAAGAACCTATCAAATATATCTAAGTCAGGTGTTAGGTATAATTTCTCAAAATATAAGTTTAGACCTTTAAAGTCACTGTTATGACAAAACTTAAGAATAGGTAAATAATCCTCATTATTCAATTCATTTACCCTCATGGTCTTACCACTAGGTAAGTCTAGCTCTATACTGAACACAATATAGTTAGTTGCAACTCCTCTAAAATCAACGGGCTAGTGTAGTAACTTATACTTAGAGAAGGTAAAGGATGTTGTCCTCTCTAAGTCGTCTTGTGTAAGCTCATTGTAGCTTAATTGATCACCCTCGATATTAATAGGAGCACAATCTTCAAACAGATAAGATTTTCGTTTATTGTAGTGACTACCAAACTTAATAAATTGTGATTGTCCTTCATAACCGCTTGGGTTACGTGAGTGTAAGTTAATTTGTATATCACACTTTAAGTCACGTGCATCAAATTCATCTTCAATTAGACCATAGTATGATGTCGCAACTAACCATGGTCTAATAAACATATCAACAATATCCTTATTCTGCTCTAAAAACGTTATATCTAGTTTATTACCGCTACCGTAATCAACTCTACGGTCACCATAATATCCGGCTACAAAACCACCTGAACCTTTAACTGGAAGTGTACCTACTGTCACTTGCTCACTAGGAAGAGCTACTGACTGTGCAAAGATAAATCCAATATTATCGTCTGATCGTTTATCGAATAGGTTAGGTATAACAGCAAACCTCTTATCGTCATAATCCTGCAGTACCCGTGCAACAGATACACCAACATTCTCCATTAATGCTCCCATACGGCCTGTAAAGTTAACAGTCCATAAAAATTTAGTCGGTATATCATTATCCCAAGACCGGGAAAGTGAATCGAGCCGACTGCCTATAGGATCAACAGACATATATTAGGATTGAGCAGCGCCAGTCTGTTTGTAGAAGTGATATGACATAGTTACATCCATCTCAACTGTAGTACCAGTACCTGTAGCCATTTGATACTCAATAGCGCCAATATCACGAATTGAAGCACCATATAACATGTAATCGGAAATAGGCTCGAGCTTCTTATTGAGCTGCTGTAAGTGAATATAGTGCTCTTGAGTAGGTGTAGAATACTGACCGGTTGATGTTGAGTCATCGAAGACGATACGTGATGCAGCTTCCATTTTGTTTCTTAGTTCAGAATTTGCATCTAAGTAAAACTTAAGATTAAATGCCTCAGATCCTGGATAGGTAACACTACCTGGAATATTAAAGTTCAATCCCATATAAGGTGTTTGAATGTTACTAATATTTCTTGCAGGTAAACTTGCAGCCTTGGCGTAAACTAACTCACTAGGCTCTAGTCCTACACCACCCGCTAATACGATATCGTGTACCCTAAAAAGAAAGTCACGAGCAAAATCTCTCGATTGAGCGCGATCGTAGAAGGTCTCTATGTTCTGATTTGATCTGAAGTTTGACATATAATTATTTATAGCATTAAACAGCTTTTATTACATTTTAACACAAAAAAAGCCGGTCCAACGGACCGGCTCTTGTTATTAAGTATATTAACCTCCTGCTAACTCCTGGAAGTTTGCGTCCGTTCTTGTTGCATAGAAGTTGACTAAGATAAATTCAGCTGTCTTAACTGGCTTAAGATAAATATCAACTACCATCTCGTTTTGGTCAATAACCTCTGGAGTGTTGTTTCTTTCATCACATACAATCAAGTAATCGTATAAACCATCATCAACCTTAATTCTTTCGAACGTAGGTGTAAGAGTGTTAACAACTCGTGATCTTGTAAACAGTGTATTGTTCTCAAACAAGAAGAACTTCATAGTAGACTTTGTAATCTTCTCAAGATATAAGAACGTTCTTCTTACGTTAATTCTGTCAAACGCACTTGGCTTCTTAAGCAGTGTCTTCTGCCCGAAGAATACATTACCTCTATCCTGGAATGTAGCAATCGGGTTAAGATTAACGCTATATAAGTCATCACGTTGTCTCTGGTTAGGTGTTACAGCAATGTCAACCGCATCATTAATAATACCGCGATTGAATCCAGCAGGTGCACCCCATGGTCCGATTTGAGCATCTACAGAAGCCATCTTAGCAGAAGCAAATCCAGAAGATGGTACGTAGATAAACAATCCGGAGTAACTATCGTATACCTTCATGAAGTTTGCAAACACTGTAGCATACGAGGTATTAGCTAATTCAAACTGATGTCTTAGTGCCCAGTATACGTCTGTGTAGAAGTTCTTTGACTTATCATCAAGAATCTTACTATCCTTACCAGATACTATCACTTGGCGAATTGGGTCAGCAACGTATAGTACATCACCTCTTCCACCGTCCTTAGTAGGTCCGCAGAATGTATTAAATCTATTGAAGATTGCCATGTAGTTGTCTCTAGCATCTCTACCTAACGCCTCTAAGTCTCTAGATGTTCTTAGCGCTTCGATAGCAGGAGTTGTTCTTGTATCATCAAACCCTAGCTCCTTAAGACCAGCCTCAGCAGTCTCGGAGTAAGTGTTAATGGTACCCAATCCAGCCTCAGCAATAATATCGATGTTAAACTTCTCATCGTTCTTAACACGCTCTAGAGCTCTGTCTAATTTAGCAGGAACTTTACCAATCTTCTTATCAGCGAGATTAGTCTCACCATATACACCAATCGGGAATAGTGAATCTGCTAGCCCTAACGTACTAGTTAGATATGCTAGGTCATCAGTTGTACCTACACCGGCAATGTCTAGCGATACATCACCAGAACTAACTGCATCAACAAGTGACTGTGTAAGAACACGGATCTTTTTCTTAGGAGTACCATCGTCATTAAGCTGAATACCTGCAATCTTATCAGATAAGAAGGGGTTAACTAAAATATCAATGTTTCGTGAGCTGTTTTCCTCTGTCTCAAGGAAGAAGTTAACAGGTGCACCACCATTCTCGGCATTTCTCTGCCTGTACTGACCAATTGAACCGTTGTATCCTTCTTCAAGTAGGTAATCCAATCCATAAGCGTCCTTTGAGAATACTGATTGTCTTATTTTAAATACTCCTACGTTGAGAGTATCATCAAACTCACGTGGAGAAATATCATAAGAAGCGATTCTGTCCTCCATTACTTGCGAGACGGAGTTAGTAGCAGGATTATCACCAAATTCTGGAGTAGCTGTTAGAGAGAATTCAAATCTTGTATCTGGGATTGTAGTAAAGTTAGTACTACCAGCATCACCTGCACTTCTTGTAGTGGTTTGAATACTGTTAATTGCATCAAAGTTACTAGCAGGGTTAATGTTTGTATTATCAGCTAAGCCGATGTAGTAGCCATTAAATTGACCATCCACAATAGTTTGTCCCTTGTTTATAACAATAACAGCTGCACTTGAAAGAGTTTGTAGAGAAGTGAAATCTTCAGATGAACCTGCAATATTAGACCACCCACCTGTAAACAAATCACCACTTGAGAGTCTTAAGTATTGCTCTTGTGTAATTTCGAATTGCTTAGGCTTACCAATGTAAAATGCTTCATTCCTACTAAAGTCATTAACTGTCTCTTGAGTAGCATCAAAATCAGAAAGATAAGCAGTAGTAGACTCGTAACGAGGATTCTGACCTACACCGTTATCAATCCACTGATCAAATTCATCAGTTAAGTCTGTATATAAAATATCAGCAGAAGAAAGGCCGTTAGTTTCAGCATCACCATCAATTGGTCCAAATACTGTGATCTCAGCAGTATCTCTTTTACCAATAGCTGCTGGATACGCAAGAACGCCTACCTTGGATCCAAATCCCTGACCTTCTTCTTCACCGTAAGGTAGTCTATTAACTAGTACCCGTCCGGTAGAGTTAAGAGCAGCTTTTACCGTATGGTAAAAGTATCTCTCAGCCGGTGTTCTTGGCATTCCGTAAATCTGCTCAAAGTCTGTAATACCAGTTACACCAACCACTTCATCGGTTGGTCCTTGATTCGAAAAGCCTGTAATATATGTTGTTGTTCCTTGTGAAACTGTCCGTAGTGATAAATCACTCTCTCTGATTTCAACTCCTGGAGATTGTATTGTCCTTCTAGCCATAAAATTATTTATGCCTATTCAGTTAAAAGTTGCTATATATTTAGCAGTTTAGTGTGTATTTGGGAATAAACAAACGTCATACTACTTTCCATTTGATCTGACTCTCTATAATTGTAGTTTATGCCACCTATTGTAATGGGAAATGCATTTTTATAAGTAAATTCAACCTTTTTATTATTGAACTCATCTAACCCAAATAAGGTTATATCTGTCTGATAGTCTGAATATTTAAACGGACCGGCTACTGCACCATCTGTTATATTTCTCTCAGCTAGATCGTCCTCATCATATAAACCAGTTTTATCATCATGCATTAAATCTAACCACTTATAGATCGTCCAATAGTTGTTAAATTCATTATCAACTGTAAAGTCAACAGTTACAGGTGGATATGGCTCACGTGAATGTGATGAGTTGTATAAGTTACTACCACCGTACGGTATTTGTATAGCAGGAACTGTTAGTTCTGGTACAACAACCCCATAAACAGATACCTGAAAAGAATCTTCATTAACATTATAAGTGGATCTTTGACTATTTTTATTTACTTTTCTTAAAGCTGGTGGAAGCTGAAAAACAAGTATAAATTTATCTAACCTATTTTTATTGAGGTGAGATTGCGGATTTTTATTTGTAGCCATATTATTATTTATTGTAAAGGTTCATAACCAAACATAGATAACTCATCCATATCCATCTCTGCTTGATTTTCACCCATTCCGAACACCATTGGAGGTAGCGCGTTATTATTACCTCCAACTATTTCATTATCTAGATATATCGAGGTAGCATCTTCGAAGTACTGAATACCGAAATCCATCTGATCAATAACACACGGTTTACCCATACTATCAAGCTCTGCTATTTCGAAGAA